ACAATCAAAAAATCTAAATGGAACGGTTCTTTCCTCGGTTCCGTAAACGAAATATTCAACTAAGGTAGGTATAAAATAATGAGCAATGAAACATTAGAAAAAGCAGTTGCAGCTGGAACTACAGCTACAGGCACATTTGCCTCAACAACTGGTGGAACAGGAACACACCGTGCATCAGAAGCTGGTAACGGTGGACTTCTTAACCCAGAACAATCAGCTCGCTTCCTTGATTATATGTTCGACGCAACCGTTATCGGTAAGGTCGCACGTACAGTTCGTATGAAGTCAGACACAGCCGAGATTGACCGTATGTCCGTTGGTGAGAAGCTTATGAAGCTTGCAACTGAGGCAGACGATACAGCATCTAACAATGCAGTAACTTTCTCAAAAATCTCTTTGACAACAAAGAAACTCCGCATGGACTGGGAGCTTTCAACAGAGTCTCTAGAAGACAACATCGAAGGTGCAGATCTAGAAGATCACATTGCACGTTTGATGGCAACACAAGCAGGTAACGACATTGAAGATGTTATCCTTAACGGAAACACAGCACTTGGTTCAGACGCTCTTTACAAGTCATTCGATGGCGTTGTAAAGAAGGCAAAGGCATCAGGTCGTGTCGTAGACGCAGCTGGAGCCGCAGTATCACGTGAAGTATTCAACAAGGCACTTAAGGCTATGCCACGTAAGTACAAGCAACGTCGTGGAGACCTTCGCTTCCTTGCTGGATCAAACTTGATTCAGGATTTCCTATATGCTAACAGCATTGGAACAAACCAGACAATTCCACAGGACATCGCTTCAAGCGTTATCCGTGGCGGAGTCGCACCACTAGGTGGACCAGCAGGATATGTGGCACCATTCGCATTCGGTATTCCGATTGTTGAAGTACCACTTCTTAACGAGACACAAACTGGTGATTACGCAACACCATCAGGATCACACGGAGACATTCACTTGTCATTCCCAAATAACGTAGTTATCGGAGTTAAGCGTGACGTAACAGTCTACCGCTTCTTCTGGCCACGTAAGGACTCAATCGAGTACACAATGTATACTCGTGTTGGCGTCCAGATCGAACAAGCTGACGCTTGGGTCGTTGTAAAGAACGTTAAGGTTGCTTCTTAATTAATTTAAGATAAAACCCTCGAAAGGCCCCCAATTAATTTTGGGGGCTTTTCATTTTAATTTATCAATGCTATAATTGAATAACCTAACAAAGGAGATAATATGTCATTCGAGACATTGAAAGTAGCAGAACTCAGAAAAATTGCAGAGGACTTTGCAGTTGATACTGATGGTATTAAGAGTAAGGCAGATATCGTTGCCACCCTTGCAGAAGAGGGAGTCACATGGTCTGTTTATCAAAAGACTATTAAGGACATCGAAGATTCGACAGATGAATTCAGCGAGAACGCAGAAGAGATTCTTCCAAGATTTGATCCAAATGCTCAGCCAGAAGACACAGTGCTAGTTAGAATGACTAGAGAAAACTTCAGGTATGATATTAATGGATTTACATTTACAAAAGAGCACCCGTTTATTGCAATGACAGAAGACAATGCTCAAGAAATTTTTGATAAGGAGGAGGGCTTTAGATTAGCAACTCCAAAGGAAGTTCAGGAGTATTACAACTAATCTAAGCCTATAACATGGCAGAGATATACGTAAACAGCAACTCACCAATTAGAACAAAGATCTATTGGGAGGGTGAACTAATAACACCTTCTAGCGTTGTAACAGCAAAGATTTATGACGTAACAAAAGATCCAACCAATGTCATACTACCGACAACTATATTGTCAACGATTAATGCAACGGCGGTAGAGACAGATATTGGTACCTATCAAATAGTGTTGCCATTTTCGTATTCGTCATATCCTAGAAACTTTAAGATTGTATGGCAGTATACAGTTTCAGGCGGGGCAGTAGGAACACATACCACATATGCTAATGTAGTATCTCCTTATATCAATATCAATGAACAGATAGATGATTTGAACTTTGGGGCAGACCCAAGCGATCCAAATTATAAGACATACGGAGATCTACAGGCAGCAGAAAGATATGCAAGAAAGATAGTAGAAGATTTTACAAATCAAGACTTTTATCTATACTCAGGAGAAGAATCAATCTATGGAGATGATTCAGATACACTTCCTCTTCCAGCTAAACTAAACAAGATATATAAGATCTACTCTAATGATATCTTGCTAGTGGACAATCTTGCTACTCCTAAAGTCAATAACTGGTTGTACGATCCAATTGTTTCAGAGACTGGATTCGGAGTAAGAGTAAACAGAACTAACCTATTGGATAATACGGTATATGTTGCAAATGGTTTAGTTCCGCCATCAATTAATGATACATTTAACGGTGTATTTTCTAAAAATATTAAGTACAAGATCGTAGGACAATTTGGATGGGAATCTGTTCCAGATAAGGTCCAGCTTGCTACAGTTGAACTGATGAAAGATTACTTCTCAAAGGACAAGGTCTGGAGAAATAAGTATATCAAATCAATCAAGACATTTGACTGGAGCTTTGAGTATAATGCATCGGCATCAAAGGGAACTGGCAATCTATATGTAGACCAGCTTCTTAATCCGTATGTTATTACTCAAATGGTTCTGATCTAATGTATGCCATTATTGATTCAGTCTTTCCTATGCTTATGGATGTCTATAAGCAATTCGATACACAGGATGAGTCGACAGGGGCTTTAAAAAAAGAGTGGCAGTTTACTAGAACAGTACCATGCAGTGCTAAAGGTACAGTAAGCAACTCATCTTCAAGAACGGCTGGAGACAAGCAAGTCTTTTCTAATAAATATTTAAATGATCAGGTCCTCCAAGTAAGAACTGCAACAAAGGTTACCTTTAGAGAAAAGATTACAAATATCAGAAATCTAGATGGCACCGTAATATGGGAAGAAATTAACTTTCCAAATAACACTCCGACAGTATTTGAAGTAATGGGTGTTGTTCCAATGACAGAACCACTAGGTGGAATTGTTGGATATAACGCCACTATAAAAAGATCGGAGAGTCAGGTAATTGGACAGTAGCGTAGCATTACTGCAAGCATCTAGCGGTCTAGAAAGATTGATGGCTGGATCAGTTCCAGGAGTAATCAAGGACAGCACAGTAGCCCAGATATCAGCATTCTTATACTATGAAGCTGCAGTCCTTTCTAAGCTGACATCAAATGCCGAATTTAAAAACTTATTTAAAACAACTATATTTAATCAAATAGAAAAAGACTTCGGTCAGTATGTAGATGCTCAGGCAAGAACAAAGCCTAAAAGCCTTCACCACGTATATGAGTGGAATAAGACAGGCAATCCCTCATTTAGATTATTTGATTTATATCTAATAGACACGGGCGGACTTTCATTTAGAATAGGTCGTGACTTTAAATTATCTAAATCAGCAGTTCCTTCTAAGAACAAAAAGCAAAAAAGAAAATATGTATTTAGTAATAAGGCTACCGTGATGGAAGAGGGAATGCCCGTAGTAATTCGCCCAAAGTCAGCAGAGCGCTTAGTATTTGAATTAGATGGTGCAACAGTCTTTATGCCTAAAGGAACCTCTGTGACCGTCAAGAGGCCTGGAGGCAGGGCGGCAACAAATCAGTTTGCTCTCACATATGGTAGATTTTTTGGCGGGCAACTAGTAAACTCTTCAATACGTTCATCTGGATTCCAAAGAATCTTCAATGCTAAGATAGCTAAAGCCCTAAATGTCCCAATTAATATTAAAAAAGTGCAGTATAGCTTCAGTGCTGGTAAAATAAGAATGCAGGCGGACGCAGCATTAAGTTCATCATTTGGAGGCTCACTATGACAGTAGATTATAAGATAGACGCAATGTTCGAGCTTCGCAAGTTCCTATGGACACAATTAAAGTCGACGGGAATGTTTAATCAGAACGATTATTACTCAGACAACCTTGGAACAGAGATAATCCCTATTGTTCCAGTCCAGCAATTGCCAGAAATGGATCAATTCCTAAATGGCAAGAAGCATATCGTATACGATAAGATCGGTTTATCATATGAGGAGAACTGGTTAATATGCTGTGAGAAGGTTTTGTTCACCATTTATTCAACAGATGTAACAGAAATCTATGAGATGAGAAACCTCATGACAGACCTTTTCAGAAGAATGGACGAATCTGCAAAGGATGTCAATGCCTCAAAAACTTCTAATAAATTAATTTTCCACAGTATTCATATCACAGAGACCTCTCCAATTGAGCCATCTCAAGAACTTCAGGGTTTCCTGTCAGCAGACGTAATACTAGAGGTCAAATACTCTAGAGTCACCGATAGACTAGGTAGATTTGCCTAGTTGCTTTTAAAGGCTTAATCCAGTAAAATTGGACATAAGAGGAAATGAGCCTAGCCAGCTTGATTTAAAGTAAGTCAATATATATATATTTATTTAACAGGAGGTTTTACAACATGGCACAAAACACAGGTAATGCTAGAAATATTCTTGTCGGTGCGTCACCACTATTCTTGTCAGTAGAAGATTCTACTACATCAGGATACGTAGAAAACTTGGTTCCAGGTACATCAGTATCAGGAGCAGTTGCACGTAACAAGACAGTTCCAGCATTTAAGAACGGTACAGCAGGCTCTGGAACACCAGTAGTCGGTTATGTAGCAGGTGAGTCATACATCACAACTCTTAACGGAGTAGATGTAGATAACGCAACATCATCAGCAACAACAGGTGCTGCATATCGTAACGTAGGATTTACAAACAATGGTCTTCAGATTACTTACAACCCATCATACGGTTCAGTAACAGTAGATCAGCTTCTTGATACAGCTAAGCTGTTCAAGGAAACAATGGAAGTTATGATTGCAACAGAAATGGCAGAAGGAACTCTTGAGAACGTTCTTGCCGTATTTGGTCAGTCACAATCAACTCTTACCGCAAATGGTAAGCAGCTAGGTCTTGCAGCAGGTGCACTAGGAGAAGCTCCAGTTGAGCGTCAGCTAGTTGCAATTGGACAGGCTCCAACAACTGCATCATCATCAAAGACAGAGCGTGTATATTATGCTCGTCGTGTTCTTTCTGTACAACAGTCACAGTTCTCTTTGGCTCGTAACGCAGCATCAACATTCCCAGTAACATTCCGTTTGCTTCCATCAGGAGCATCAGCAGACGCAGGCGCAGAATACGGTACAATCGTAGACCGCACCTGGCTATAATTAATATTAATTAATTAATAAAATTCCCCTCAAGTAATTGGGGGGTTTTTTATTGCCCTTATATTGTCAATATGATACAATAATTAAGACTAGATCCTAGGAGGATTAAATGGCAACAACAGTATACGATGTTGAAGAAATTCAGCTACAAAATGGCGCAACCGTTAAACTTAAGCCTTTAACAATTAAAGAGCTTCGCAAGTTTATGAAAGTCATTCAGAAGACACAAGAAGTAACATCAGAAGACGAAACACTCACGATTCTTATCGAAGCATGTGCAGTAGCCCTAGAAAAGCAATTGCCTGAGCTCGTAAAGGATAAAGACGCATTTGAAGATACACTTGACGTTCCAACAATCAACCGCATTCTTGAGATCTGCGGAGGAATTAAGATGGACGACCCAAACCTACTAGCGGCAGCAGTACTGGCTGGTCAGAACTAGATCTAGCCGCTTTAGAAGGGGAAGTATTTCTTTTAGGTAATTGGAAAAATTACGAAGAACTAGAAGATAATCTTTCAATGCCAGAGATGGTCCAGACTTTTAAGTCAATGCAAAAAACGGAATCAGAGAAAAGAAAGTTCTTAGCTTCGATTCAAGGTGTTGAGTTAAATGAAAGCAGTAACCAAAATAAGGAGGAGTCGTCTTTCGAAGATGTTAGAAGAAAAGCACTTGGAATCAACGCATCAGCAGATGATATTGTTGGACTACAAGGAGCATTTGCCAGCGAAGCTGGATTCGGCATTGGAGCAGGATTAGGATACTCTATAGAGTAACATATACATATGGCAGATAATTTAATCACCACCAATATTACCGCCAACGCAGACTTTACGGGCTTAAGAACCCAACTGGCTGCGACTACTGCCCAACTCTTAAAGTTACAAGAAGTTACAGCGGGAACTAACGCTAAGCTTGCAAATCAAATTGCAGTGATGAATAAGGCGTTTGCAACAACGCTTACATCAACAGGCCAGTTCTCGCAACACTTCGTATCCCTAACTTCAGATGTAGAAAAGTTTGGCAGAAATTTAGACAGAGGCAGACTAAAGCTAAATGACTACTACAACACATGGAGCGGGCATACAAAGAAGACTAGCAACCTAGTTAGAGACCTTGCAAAACAGCAGGTAATGCTTGAGCAAGCAATTATTCAGCCTGTTGGTAAAAATGCACAAGGCTTAATGCAGTACAACGTAATGGTTGCAAAAGGCTTAGATGAAGTAAAGAACAGAACGGCAATTGCAAGACAAGAGCTAGCCATCATGAACAAGGTTATGCTTGATGGATCTAATCAGCTTATTAACTGGGGTAAGAATACTCAGTGGGCAGGTCGTCAGTTAACAGTAGGATTAACAGTCCCACTCGTAGCATTTGGAGCAGCTGCACAAAAAGCTTTTAGAGCAGCAGACGAAGAGCTTGTCAGACTAACAAAAGTTTACGGAGGTCTATCTGCTGTATCTGCAACAGAACTTGCAAAGGTAAGAAAAGATGTTTCTGCTACAGCAAGAGAAATTGCAGGTGCTTATGGTATTGCATTTAAAGATACAATTGCACTTGCCGCAGATCTGGCCGCTACAGGACAAGAAGGCGAAAACCTTTTAAAGGCAACAAGAGAAACATCAAGACTTGCAATACTTGGAGAAGTAGATAGACAAGAAGCAATGAAGGCAACACTTGCTATTCAAAATGCTTTTAAGCAAAACACAGATGAGCTATCAGAATCAATTAACTTTCTTAACGCAGTTGAAAACCAAACATCTACCACCCTACAGGATCTAACTGAAGCTATTCCAAAAGCTGGTCCAGTTGTAAAATCTCTAGGAGGAGACGTACAAGACCTAGCACTTTATCTTACAGCCATGAAGGAAGGCGGAGTAAATGCATCTGAAGGTGCTAACGCAATTAAGTCTGCAATGGCATCTCTTATCAACCCAACAAAAGTTGCAAAAGAACTTTTCCTAGGATTTGGAATTGATCTAGATAGCATTGTAACTTCTAACGCAGGAAATTTAACAGGAACTATTATAGAGCTTCAGGGAGCTCTAGATAAGCTAGATCCTTTAAGTAAATCAAGAGCAATAGAACAGCTATTTGGTAAGTTTCAGTATGCAAGACTCTCGGCGCTTTTTGAAAACATAGGCAGAGAAGGTTCTCAAACTTTACAGGTTATGGAGTTGATGGGAGCTAGCGCAACAGATCTAGCAGGTATTGCTGAACGAGAATTAGGAATGCTAACAGAGTCAGCATCTGGAAAATTCAAAAGAGCGCTTGCTTCTGTTCAAGCAGACCTTGCGGTTGTTGGAGAACAATTTTTAAGAATTAGCACAAAGATTTTAGAAGTAGTAGATGGCATTATTAAATTTTTCCAAAAACTTCCAGAGCCAGTTAAAACTTTCTTAAATGTTTTAGGAGGAATAACAGCAGTATCAGGGCCAATCATTATGTTGGCTGGTGTAATGGGTAACTTCATTGGATATGTTATCAAGGGAATTTTTCATCTAAGACAATTAGTTCGAGGCGGCCAAGGTTTTAAACTTCTTACCCCAGAGATCATGGCAGCAGATGCTGCAGCAAAGGGTCTTGCAACATCATTTTATTCAGATACAGAAGCAGCAGTAGTTTTAACAAATGCAGTAAATACACTTGCGGCATCATTTGATACTCTGCAGATAAAAGCAGATGCAGCTAAAGTTTCTGTGCAGCCAGCAATTTCAACAGTTGCAGGAGGAGTAATAGCAGCGGGAACTCCAGGCGGGCAAAGATTTGTAGATAAGAATAACCCACTAGTTGGCGAAGCATACACAAGAGATATGTCTCATATGATTCCAGCTCAGACACAACAGCCAGGAACTATATTTGGAACAGTGCCAGGAGCGTCTCCAGTAAATATTAGAATTGGTAAAAATCCACAGGCTTACATGAATCAAGATCTTCCAAAGATTCCAGGTGTTACATCTGTAAATGGAATATCAACAGGTGTTGTTGCACAAGAAGCAGCAAAGTGGCATGCAATGACAGCGGCAATTGCAATGCAATCGGAAGCAGAAATTAAAGTATTAAAGGCTGAGGTTATGGCAACAGGCACAATTACCTCTGGCCTAGCAGATTCATATCAGGCATTGCTACCACAATTTTCTGAAATTACTCAACTTGCTGCATTAGAAACCGAAGCAATTGTTAAGCAGCTTCAGGCAAGCAAGATAACAGTAGATCAAGCAAGAGCAAAAGTAATACAGCTAAATGCAACAGTTGAGGCAATGCTTGCAGAAACAACTGCTGCAACTGCAACGGCAATGGGAAGAACGGCAAATCTAACTACAGTTCCATTTACATCTCAACCAGTGGTTGATCCAGTAAGCGGTAAATCAAATATGAAAGAGATGTTCCACAAAGGCTCAACAAAAAACCTTGTAGATAGAATTGCAAGAGCACTTGGTGGAGTTAGAACTTCAGGTGCAGGATATAGCATTCAAACAACAAAACCTAAATTTGCAAAAGGTGGCATCGTACCTGGAACAGGAAATACAGACACTTATCATACAACGGCTGAAGAAGGATCATTTGTAATTAACAAAGCAGGAACAGAAGCAAATATGCCAATTATTCAAAACCTACTTGGTGGAAGACCAGTATATAGGAATAGGGGCGGACAGGTTCCTGTTGTATTGACACCAGGAGAGGCTGTCATTCCAGCAGATATTGCTCAACGTGATCCAGGCTTAATGCTTCAATTAAATGGCGGACCAGGTAACACCTCTGGAATCGGAAGAGTAACTGGCGGTGGAGATCTAAAAGAAACACTAGAGGCCAAGAAGATAGCATTAGTTAACATTGCAGATATGCTTAACTCACCAAATTATTATGAAGAAAATAGAACTAGATATATATTAAATGCTGCATGGGGTATCAAGCAAGGTGGAGCCAAATCTAAAAATCCAATAACAAATGAACAAGCAGTTCAATATGCAGAAGAGATGTTTGAAAAGCATGTCAAGATGTCTGGCGGAAGACAAGCTAGATTTGATGATTTAGCTCAGGGTCCTATACAGAAAGCAATGCAAGATAGGCTTAGAAAAGATCATCCAGGCTTTAAATTATTATTAGATAAAAGACTTTCAGATGCTGTTATCAATGCAAAAGATGCTGCAGCAAAAACAAAAGCAGTAGATAAGATTAGAGAAAAGAGTCCTATATTAAATCCAAAAGAAAGATCAGAAATCTGGGATTTAATGAAAGGCAGAAGTGGCATAGATCAAAAAGCATTACTAGAAATTGATCCATTTTCTCCAAAGGCTGTGGACAGAGCTCACGGAATTCCGATTGGTTCACAAAGTAGACATGCAGTTGGTTACGCTGGACAAGCAGTAACACTGCCATCACGTATTAATAAAGACATGTTTCAGTTTGAGCAGTATGGATTAACAAAAAATTGGTTGCCAACATTTAGTCCAGAAGCAAAAAGAGAAGCAAAGCTATTTTTAAGAAGAATGGGTTTAAATGTAGATACCCTAGAAGAAGTTAAAAAGGCTGCAAGGCTTAGTAAAACTCCTGCTCAATTCCAAGCCGTACTAAGTGCTGCAGCAATGCCAAAGGGTGGAGTCCAATGGCTAAGAGCATTTAATCGTGGAAGAGTTTCTTTTGCGGGATTACCAAAGGGTCTAAATGCTGGTGGAACTGTTCCAGGAAAATTTGCACAAAGATTATTTGGTGGCGGTAAAGCAATGTTCTTAGGAATGCCTAGATCTATTAAGCAGGTAGAGGCACAAAGAGCAGCAAAGGCTGCTATGGAAAAAGCAAGTCAAGCGGTTAAGGATTCTAGATTTAGCAAGACTCCAATAACTGACTATGATGGATTATTAGAGCCGACATCTGGAAGAAGTTTCCCAGTTGCTGGAATTGGTGGAATTTACAATAAGGGCGGAGACAAAGTTTTTGTTAAGCCAGTACTAGATGAAAAAGCGGCACTTGCTGAAATAAGAGCAACAGAGATTGCTCGTGATGTACATGGACTACAAACTCCTAACCAGAGAATTGTTGTAATGAGAGACCCAACCGATCCAAAGGGTGCCAGAACACTTCTTGCTTTGGAGTCAAAGTATAATCCAGCTATAGCAAATCAAGATGGCAAGTTTACATCCGATCAATACTTTAGACAACTAGTAGCGTCAGCATTGCGTGGAGATAAAGACTTAGGCAGAGGAAATCTATCAGGCAATATCCTTGCAGATGTAGGACCAGCAGGGGTGTTTGGAGCAGCTTCTGGACCAAGAGATTACTCTGGAATGATGCCATCATTTAAGCATCAAGCAATGGTTAATTTGTTAGGAGTAAAGGGAAGCAGCACAAAGAAGTTCTTTGCTGAAGCAACTGCAGATATTCCAAAGGGAATGACGGCAGATCAATATAATGATCGTATGCTTAAGGAGATTAATGATGCTCTGCCTAAGCTAAAACAAACAATAAGTAGATTTGATTTAAATGCAGAAGAGAAGGTTGTTTATAATGCAATGATTCAGAGGCTCTCCGACGCAAGAAGACAGACCTATGGAGACTTGCATGGAGTTCATTCATCAATAAAGATATCTCCAGAAAAAACAATGACTCCAGCAGCTATTGCTAAAATGATTGCAGCAGATGAATTAAAGCGCAGACAAAAGGGTCACTCTGTTAGCCTATCAGATAACGCATTTAAAACTGCAGAAAATGGATTTAATATTGGCGGAATGATTGGTAATGTTCTTAAGGGCAGAGCAATGCATCGTATCGGAGCAGGATTTGGACCTACTGGCGCACCTAAGCCAAGCATGTATGAGTCAGCTCCTTGGGGAGTAAATTCATTATCTATTGAAATGGCTGACAAGCTATTTGCAAATACAGGTCTAAGGAAGCACACTCAAAAATTATTCTACGATAAGTTTGCGGCGGCATTAGCAAAAGAAAAGCCTTACGGATATGTTAAGGATGCACAAGGGTCTTTAAAGAATGCTCTTGAGCCAGATGTATTAGATTCAGTAATAAGATCTGCTGCTTCGGATCTTGTTGGAGACAGAAACATAATTAAACAACTTTCTCCAATTGATAAAGACATTTTGCGAAACAAATATTTAAATTGGGATTCTAAAAAAGATACCCCGCTTACAGAATCTTTAAAGAAAATTATATTTGGTTTAGAAAAAAGAGAAATGGGCGGCCCAGTTAATTCAGGACAGCCATACGTTGTAGGAGAAAAAGGACCAGAACTATTTGTTCCAAGAAACCCTGGCGGGGGAATGATTGGTGCAACTTTAGGATCAATGCTAGGTATGGGCGGAATGGGAGGCGGCGGTTCAAAGGTTCCAATGGAATCTAAGGGCAAATTTACCGCCCCACTAGGTGCAACAAAACAAGTTAAAGAGCTTATCACTGGAAAAGATATTAAAATACTTACACAGTATGGAGAAAGACTTAATGGTCTTTCCGCAAGCAAAAACATATTCGCTAAGTCTGCTGGCTTTGCATTAAAGGCAGTAACAAGATTAAATCTTGGAGTCGGCGCAGCTACCCTAGCAATAGGTTTTGCAATCAAGAAGTATAGAGAACATCAAGAAAGCATGCGCTTAAATGCACTCGGCTATGGAATGACTGCAGAGGGTGCAGAAAAAGCAGGACTTAAATTTACAAACTTTAACGATAAAATTAAAGAAGCAATTGATAACGCAAAGGCTCTTAAAGAAAGAAATACTCTTTTGTATGAAAGCATGAAAGGCTCTGGAACTCCTCTTAATATTACTATTGAAGAATACAAGAAGTTAAAGAAGGAAGTTAAAGATAACTATTCTGACCAAGTTCTTTTAATTAATAAGACTGATGCTGATGATCAAGCAGCTTTAGCAATAAGACTTAAAGAGCAGCTAATTGCTATGGGCCTTTCAGCAGAAGAAGCCGCTGAAAAAATATACACAATGTATGCAGCTTCTGATTTTAAAGGCAATGCTGCTGGGTATACAGTTAGATCAGATGCCTTTAACGCAATTAAGGATTCAGCATCTGCTGCAGTTTCTGCAATACAAAGTTTAAATACCGCCATGGACAGTAACCTAGATCCTACAGAACAGGCTAACCAATTAAATACAGCTATGATGGCTCTCTCTACAGATGTAGAAAAAAGACAAGCCGATGCTATTAAAAAAGAACGTGCCCTGGCAACTAAAGAGGGAAGATACTTTTCAAGCGGCGATGAAAAGAAAATTAAGTTTGACCAAGAGCAAATAGCACTTGACGCTATTAATAGCAAGGTCGGAACACAAAAGGTTCTGACTAAAGAGCTCATAAGCGAAATGGCTAAGATAGATCCTTCTATTAAGCAGATAGTCAACTCACAAGACACCGCTCTTTCTCTATGGCAGAAAACAAGAATTCAGGTTAAGGGATATACAGGCGACCTTAAGCAATTAACTGCAGCACAAACAAATGATCTTTACCAGCTTCAAATGTCATTGGGCAAAGCAATTGAATCTGCTAACAGGGCTAAGGGTGGGGCTCTAGAAAAACAATATTCTAAACTAGAAAGAGATAAAAAACTTCAAGCTGAATATGAAAGAGCAGTCAAGGGGCAAAAAGTTAAAGACCAAATCTCTGATAGAGAAAAGATGTCTTCAATTCAAAAACAAATTGATGCTAATAATAAACTTGCTGATTCTAGAATTAAGGCTTTAACAGCCGCTAAAGAAGAAGGCGACGTTGCAAGAGAGATTGCTAAGGCTCAGGCAGCATACACTGCAGCAGAGGCAACGGGCAATACAGCAGGAATGCAGCAAGCAAGCCTTGATATGGAAGGCCTTGTAGCACAACAACAATTTAATTCTCAAGTAAAGAATGAAGAGAATGCAAGAGACTTAAAGAATGCACCTCTGCTAAAACAGCTAGAGGCAATGCAAAGAAAACAGCAAAAGCTTTCTGATAATGCTGCCCTTGCAGGAGAAAAATTAGGCGACCTTACAAAATCAATTGCAACACAAGAAGCCGCTTTAGATGAAGTAAATACAGCAATGACTAATTGGCAAATTGAACTTCTTAAAAAGCCAGAAGCAGAAAGAGCTGCCTGGAAGGCAAGCAAAGAATCAGAGACAATGCTATCTGCAGTTGCGGATGCTGCACAAAAAGCAGGAGTTAAACTTAATGGTCTTAAAGATCTTGATTTAGGAAAAGCTCTTGTAAAGGGACTTGAAGATAAGCTGGGTGCAGTCAGCAGCATAGATGTTAACGGAAATGTAGTTATAAACATAGACGGAAAGAAATTAAACATCGGTCCAGACTCTGGAAGCGGGACTAGGTCTGATCCATATAGTCTAGGTAAGGCGGGAGTTGGCACAGAAACACTTTCAAATGTTGACATTAGCAAATATGGCTCAGCTATGGATTTTGGTCCCTTTGGAGCAGGACAAAAGCTTAAAAAGCTTGCAGCAGAAAAAGGAATAAATGCGGGAGAATATTTTTCTGTAACAGATAAAGATGGAAAAATTTCTACTTTTAAAGTTAATGATGACGGCAACATAACAAGAACTGGTAATCCGTACAACAGAGCAATGGGAGGATACATACCTGGATATTCAGAAGGTTCAGGCGGTAAAGTAAGAGGAGCAGGAACTTCTACATCTGATTCAATTCCAGCAATGCTTTCAAATGGAGAGTATGTAGTAAGAGCTTCTGCGGTAAGCCAGTATGGTGTGCCATTCTTTGATAAGGTAAATGCACAGAAGTTCGCATTCGGCGGCATGGTAAATATGCCTAGATATGAGACAGGTGGACAAGTTGTTACTGCAGGGGCCTTTAATACAAACGCCAATAATGCTACAATGGGTGGAGCAACAATTAATATTACAAATAATATTAACGGCTTCGATGGGGATATAAATCAATTGTCAAGACTGGTAACTCAACAAACAGTAACAGCTATTAAGAGCATGGATAGCCGAGCAGCATCTACTCTAGGTCCTAAAATGAATGTAGGGATTAACTAATGGGATATCCACTAACTCTGCCAGTAGGCTCAATACTATATTTTGATACAGGAACAGATGCCGTAACCCCTACTTGGACAAAGGTATCTGAGCACAACAGGTCATCAATTAATATCGATGTAGACAGATTTGAAAAAACTCAAAGAATGTCAAATGGATCTTTAAGAAAAATATGGATTGCGGACAAGAAAAACATATCTTCATCTTGGAGTAATCTTCCTACATATAGCACCCTAACAGTAGACGGCGGAATGGGTGCAGAAGATATAAGAGCATTCTATTTAAATAAAGGTAAGGGAACATTTAAAATTAAAATATCATATAACGCTGTCTCAGCAAGAGATGAAATCATGACAGCCTCCTTTACATCATGTACATTCTCTATATCTAAAAGAAATGTTAGGTCTTCGGCCACAGCAATCCCGCAAGAATTTTGGGATGTATCTCTTTCTTTAGAAGAGGTATAAAGTGATATCAGTATCTACAAATACCGCTACCGCATTAAATAAATCAGTAAATGTCTCTATGGTCAATGGATGTCACATTGAGTACAATATGAACGACTTGATCCTAAACACGGCTGTAACGGCTCCTGAAGGCGTTATAACGGCAACCCTGACTGCCCCTGCAAGCCAGGGAGGATATACATATAGACCATTTGAGAAGCTATTTCCAATAACCAGCATAATTGACCCACGTCGCCCAAAGGTGGCAGGAGTTCAGTATATGATTTTGGGGGATCCAAGCGTCCCAGTAACCCTGGCACAGACTGGAGTAGGAAGCGCAAATACTTATGCATCTAGCAAAGAGTTTGGCAAAAGACTTTATTTTTCTAGCACAAAGACGGCGTATAAGTATTGGGTAACGCCAAAGGCATCAGGAATGCTTTTGTCTAATTGTATTTTATCCGTATCTTATCCAGCAGAAAAAACTGCTGCTACAAATAAAATTGTTGTTAAGTTTGAAACATCACATTCTAAGCCTAGCTCTTGGACGGTTAAGCTGGTAAATCTAGCTGGAGCAGAGTCATTAATATATACTGGAACAACTTGTCCAGATTCTGGAGTAGTTAATTTATATTACAATGGAACTTCTTGGTCAACTACAGAGCCTGCTACGGTATCTGAAGGAGTAAATTTAAGCGGATTAAAGTTACAGATAAACTCTATTGATACTTCAGGCGGGTACCTAGGAATAATTGAAATATCAGCAAGACTAGTAAAGGATGTTACAAGCGTACTAGAATCATTTGATATATCTCAAAACTCATCAGACTCCATAAATGGACTAGTTCCAGTAGGGGATGTCACAGCAAACTCATTAAGAATGAATTTAAATGCATATGATAGATCCTATCAATATTATGATAAAACTAATGCTTTTAATAAAGCAAAACTAAATCTATATAAGAATGTTATGGTTAGACCTTTTGTTAATATTGAATCAGAAAAGGTAAACCTTGGAGTTTTCTACATTGATTCTTATGAAATAGACGAGTTTGGGGATGTCTCAATAAATGCATTAGATGGTGCACGAGAACTGCAGTATATCAAACCGCCTGATATCGTGACAAAAGACATGTCCTCAGTTGCAATCATCAGAAGACTTTTAGACTCTGTCGGATTTACAAACTATAAGTTTAATTTAGTAGCAAGCGATAACTCAGTTGTAACTCCATTCTATTGGTACACTGATCCCAAAAAGACAGTATGGCAACATATTCAAGACTTATGTAAAGATACACAGATGATTGCAGTGTTTGACAACAATGACATCTTACAATTCTATCCTAGAGGCTATGTGTTTGATAAAACAAAAAGCCCCGCATTTTCTTTTAGATATAATAATACTTCAGATGGCAAGCTTGCTAACATAGCATCAATTGGAATTGAAAATATACCTACAGTAAAAGCTATTAAGGTTATGTATAGTCCTCAAACAACATCTAATTATGATGGTGATGGAGATAAAATTTATACGTCTCCCGTTGTTTTGCTTGGAGCAGCAGCATTGCTTGAAGATTTGGGAGTCCCGCCAACACCAACAGTAGCAGTGCCAAACCCAGACCTTGGAGTAATAAAACTTTCCCCAGTTCAGATTAGTGGTTCTGCAACTAAGCTTTATTCGTACACGGGATACTTAGTATTAGAAAAAGAAATTATAGAATACGATGCTATCAAGTATATTTATGAACCTTCTATTGCAATACCTGGACAGCCTACTGTTGAAAAGTGGATAACATCTGATTCAGATATACAGGCAAGTCAAGCACTTGCAAAGCCAAATACATTTAAGGCAACAGGACAATATAGAATTAAAAAAAGAAATGTTTTTGATGTTGTCAAGGACAATGCCGACCTAGTTCACAAATCAGATACAACATCATTGCAGAATGAGTGGACTGGAAGCAAATGGAATTCCGTAACTGGAGACTTTACTACCCCAGCCACAGGTATATTTACCTTACAAGAAGTGCCTACTAAGTCTGCAGACGGCAAAGATGTTGCAAATCCAAATAATCTTTTCTTTCCTATACCTAGATCTATGATGACGGTTTTTGCACCAGTTGTTAAAAGTGAAAGCTACGTAGAAGCGGGAGAAACATTAACTAAGTATACAAAAAATACAGAATACAGCATGGCAACAATGAATGCAAAGTATTCTCAAGCAAACGGAAATGTAATTGATAATTTTATTATTGGAACTAATATGTATTTCCCTTTGCTAATAAATCCTAAAGATAATAGATCCACGGGAGAGCAAAGAACTATATCTGGAATAGCGTTTTCTTTAAGCGCAGATAATAAGAGCGGATACTTTTTATCTATCGCAAGTTCTCAAAACTCTAACGCAGATAAAAGCTTTAGAGAAATTAACTTTTATAAAATTGTAAACGGAATACCAGTTAAACTAGCCGACGAGCAAAAAGAAGGCGACAGTTCTATTATTACTGGAATCAGCGGCGGTAAGATGTATAGAGTAGATATACGTGCAAACTATTCGGTACCATCTGGAGGAACAAACAAGGTTTTGACTTTAAGAGTGTCTATCAATAATAAATCGTTCTTAGTTGTTGATCAGTCCCCTCTTTCTACCCTAACTCAAAAAGTAGGATTAATTTCACTTCAAGGAGTTTCGGCATTTGATTATATATATACCGCACCAATAACTATTGAAGAGTTTACTTCAAATAACTCTTTCGATCCTTATAAGGGATTCCTTGGGGCGGAGTCATCAATAACCAAAACTTTCGGCGATTTTATATTTAATCAAAAGTCACAGCAAACTAACTCTACGTGGCTTAAAGAGTTTGGGCCAGTAGCCAGAGAGCTTAGAAGAATTCAGTCTAGGTATACAACTCCAGGATTCCCTTTATACCCTAGCTTGGTAAACAATACAGATGTTACAATTGCTGGAGCATCCCTAGATTCATTTACTATGGACGTATATGTTTTAAACAATACAGGATCATTTACCGCTTTGGCAAATGACCAAGAAAAACAATTTGCTATTATCGGAAACTCAATTGTTCCTGCAGACTCTTTTGAATATATTGATCCAACTCTTACTGATGCTGACAAGCAAGAACAGATAGGATTTGACTCGACCTGGATTCAAAGGGAAACTGAAGCAAAGGCTTTGTCTGAATGGATGAGAGATCAATGGTCTAAGCAACAAAAGGTTATATCTTTGGAAACTTTCTTAAACCCTCTGATTCAAATCGGAGATGTTATTGAGGTATCTTATCCAGCCAACGATTTATATTCTTCGGAAGATTCCTCTATCCCCGCTGGTTCTGCCGCTAATAAGTTTGTTGTGCTATCTATAAATAGCGCATTTGATAAGGATTCACCGCCTACAACATCGCTAGCCTGTAGATCGGTTCATATATAAGAAATGGTAGAATGTAAATATGAGTAATATACAGAAGCCCGCCTCGGCAACAGCAAAAGAAAAGAAACTAATGCTTTTCCCTGGCGACCCTTTAATCAAGACATTGAAGCCAGACTACTATGTTATTGTAGACCCAGGCAGTCTTGAAGTCATATTTGATTCATCGGCGGATGCTAGCGAAGGGGATCCAGATGATCCAGAAGATGACCCAGAAGATCCTTATGTTAATAATCTAAAGGCTCCTTCTTTATCTGATATTACTTTAGTTAGCAAAACAATGGTTACTGATAAAAATAAAAATCAGTTTATTGAATTTGTATTTAATGTTAAAAATAGCGGTGGAGACACAGTGATAGGGGCAGAAATTTATGGACAATAATGTAAATGTATTTGGAGAGTATGTATTCTATGAAGACAATAAAGAGATCTTTCGTAGCAAAAACCTATTAACTAAATTTGGTAAAAGATATTTAACCCAGTATCTAGCTGGGCAATCTAGTGCTAGCCTTAAAGACATAGCCCTCGGCATCGGATCGGTAGCAGCAACAGATAATGATACCCAACTCGGATTTGAATTCTATAAATCTCCAGTATCAATGAATAGTATTGATATACAGACAAGCCCATTAACAGGTATTACCACATATGGAGTTGTTCATAAAACAACAATTCCAGTAGACGTAGCTGGAATAATTAATGAAGTTGGCCTTTTCCCAAGCGTAGCTTTAGGAAGTACCGACTATGCAAGTAATTCTATTTCTACATTTGAAGATAATCAGAGTTGGCTAGACTCTGCAGGCTTATCTCCTACAATGACTACCACTCCTTTCCCAAAAATTGGTGCGTCGTATCTTTCAATAGGAGCAGGCGCCTCTCAATCAAAGGAATATTTTTATAATTTTAATTTAGATATATCAGGATACAGCGCACTGGATAGCCTAACTCTTGCATACTATCAGAGTGATACAAACTTAGACTACGTATTTGTAAGAATGTATGATTCAAGTAATCGTTATTATGAAATTAGATATGCAGGAGATTTATCAATAGGTTACAAAATTAAATCGTTAACTTTAAACAACCTGTATAGCAGCGGATTTGGATCGGGAACACCAGACCAAACATCTATCGTTAAGATATCTTGTGGGGTAAAGGCTAAGTCCTCTGGCGCAACAACAACTTTATTTGACGGAATGAGAATTAATGATGAAGATTCATTTAGAACAGACTATGGAATGATTAGTAGATCAGTTCTTACAAATCCTATAACAAAATCATTAGGAAAGCAGATGGTCATAGAGTATAGAATTGGATTAAACTTCTAATGACTACAAGGGGTTATGGGGATAGATGGTGGGAGCAAACTAAGCCTGCAGATTTAGAAAAAACAAATACTGCCTCCGCTGCCGTAGCTTCTCAGACATCTAAAGATTCTTATACAAAAAAGATTAGCCTGCCCCTAGTTAAAGCTAAACAGTATAAGTTTTTCTTTACATACTTTCATCAGGATCCTGATACTCAAGAGGTAAAAGAAAGTGATAAGTCCCCAGTCTGGACTGAATCTTTTACTATTCCTAATTTAACTAAAGCGGTACAGAATTTAACATTAACAGCAGGTTCACAGTCTTACGGAGTTAAGTTTAATCTTGATCCAACAAGCGTACAAGAAGATGTTGTTATATTTGAAAGCTTTACAAGCGATTTTGCTTCTCAAACAATAGTTTATGCTGGCACCTCTACTAACGTTTCAATACTTACTACGGGAGCAAATGCATTTACCCCACGCTGGATAAAAGTTAGATCTAGAGATAAATGGGACGACCTAAACATATCAGAAGCTACTGCTGGGCCAGTTACGCCATTTAGTGCAGATGTTGATACTTCAACTCCTCCAAAGGCTCCAGTAGGTGTATCAGTAAATGCAGCAATAGATACCGAAGACAAGAGCGGGTTTAGCATAAAGATGAATGTATCTTGGACTGCAAGTACAGATGCTAATACTAATGGCTATGTAATTAGATGGTCTCCAAATAATCCTGCAGTTGTTACAAACCCCGTATGGGAATACGGACAGGTAGATGGAAGAGCAACAAACACTTTTTCTATAACAGGATTGACTCCAAACACAGTGTACTACTGGCAGGTTACAGCAAAAAGCCCATTCAATGCAATCTCATGGAATACTTCAGTAACAGGACAGGTGGTATCTGGAACCTTTGGCCCAATATCAGATCCGAATGCTCCAGACGGAAACATTCAATTAAGATCTATCTTGTCTATAGGCGGAAAAACGGCAGACCTATTTAAAATAGGAACTGGAATTACACAGTCAATCAATACATCTACAACAATTACGCCATCGCTAGTGTCTGGAACATACAACGGAATTATTCTAGATAGATCGACAACAAATTTTGGACACAACTATTGGTTAAATACTGGCCAGTTTAGAGTCGGAAGCTCAAGCTCATTCCTATATTGGGATGGAGCAGATATATATACAACTGGAAAAATTAATGCAACTGGAGGATCATTTACGGGTGACATTCAACTTGCAAGCGGAACGCTGTATGCGGGATCAAATCCAAATTCAGGAGCAAGAGTAAGATTAAGTAATGCAGGAATCTTTGCATATAACTCTTCAAGTACAAATAATACAACAGGTTTAACATTTTCTTTGCAGCAGTCAAACGGTCAGATAGACGCAAGAGAAGGAACTGTCGGAGGCTGGACTCTAGCTACAACAGGTCTGTCTTCTACCAATACAAAAATTGAAAGTAATGGAACAATAACTTTAGGAGACATTACTGGAACACTTGGCTCTATTATAAGATTAAGCGCAACAGATCCATTCAGAATTTGGGTTGGATCACAAGATTCTGCCGTTGCAAGAGATAATTATTTTGCTGTGAGTAGAGAAGGGGTTATGTATGCCAGAGGTGCTGTGATAACTGGAAACGTTCAGATAACTTCAGGTAGTACGTATGACTCAATTGTTGCCGCACAAGCAGCTGCAGCTGCTGCAAATTCAACAGCAGGAACTGCAAGTACAAATGCAACAGCAGCGTTAACAACCGCTAATGGTAAAAACTCAATTTTTAGAACAGGCTCAACCCCAACAGCATTAAAAGCAGGAGATATATGGATCAATTTTAATGACCAAAATAAGTTATATGTTGCCGAAGCTGCAGGAGTAAATAACTGGGTATTATCTAGAGATGCATCTATTGCAGCAGCAGTAGCTACAGCAGACGATGCTCTGGCAAAAGCTACAGCAGCAGTAAACACTGCAAACAATGCATACCCTGCTGCCAACTTCAGCAAGTCAGCAATTCTTCAAGCAATTAATGCCTCTTCAAATGGAACAAAATTAAATGGTGGAGTTCTCGAGGCGGGCACAGTAGTTGCAGATAACGTAGTTTCAACATATGTTTATGCAGGATTTATATCAGCAGATAAAATTAATGCAGGAACCCTACAAGGACGAGACATAAATGTAACTGGTGAAACATTAGGAACTGGAACCTTTGATTCTGATTCTGGAACATATGGAAATATATCGTCCGCATCTAATGCTTTTTCTACATTCTATGAAAGAACTCCAATAGGAGGGTTTTCTGCAGTCAAGTCTGTCGGTGTAAATGCAATAGCTTTAATATCAACAAACACTGCAGGTGTAACAAGCTCCTGGTATCCATACTATGATGGCTCTGGAGATCTCGGAGTTAAATCAAGTTCTACTACAAGCACTTTTAGATGGAGAAACTTAAGACTAACTGGAAGCATCATGCTTGGTGGAGATGGATCTAATGATACTCCTTCAACTAGCACAAGCCTTGCTGCAACTAGACCTAGAATAAGAATTTTTAGTGATGGTAGAATATTTGCAAATACTTTAGGAACAGGTTCGGGAAACAATATAGTCCAGGATGGCGGTTATTTAAATGTACAGGTTTCTAGCTTAAAATATAAGGAGAATGTCGCACCAATAGATAAATCTGGATACTTAAATATAATTAATTCTTTAAGTCCAGTAAACTACAACTACATTGGAGATACGGGGTACAACGGAAACCCAAGAAAGCTATCGGGTTTAATTGCGGAAGATCTTCATGAAATACCACAACTTAGAACTGTTGTAAACTATGATCAAGATAACCAGCCCGACGGTATAGCATATGATAGATTGGTGGCCTCTGTAATTTTAGCTATTCAGGAGCTTTCAGATAAAGTTGACTCTATTTCTTCTAGGCTTGACGCCCTAGAGTCATAATGGTATACTGTAAATCTATCAAGGAGATATAATGGAAAAAGCAGAACTCGTAATACAAGCATTGCAACAGCGCATTGGCGAAATTGTCTCACAATATGAGACGCATGTAGCAATTCTTAGAGCGGAAATAACCCAACTATCTGAGCAAGTTAAATCAGAAGAAGTTCCAGCGGAACAAACAAAGGAGTAGATCGTGGCAGAGATCATATCAAGACCTATTAATTCTGGAGACCCAGTAACAGCAGAAATTATAAATAATCTAGTATTAGATTTAAATAAATTAAATCAAGCTACTGCGCCGACATTTAAGTTGACACTGGATAGCACTGGAAATAAGGTCCCAGATGGCGCAGCCGTATCTCAAAAGGTATACAGCACAGTTATAACTAAACCAATAAAGAACAGTAGCAAAACAGGGGGCACATGGGATTTTACAAAATCTAATATTAAGTTTGCCACCACTCCAAGATGCTGGGTTCAAGTTCAAAATTCAAATACATCTCTTCCAGCCACCGCATTTAACTTTACTGTGGTTATAACTGCAGTTAGCACAAAATCTATGACGTTTCAGGTAAGAGGCAATTTTACAGAGGGAACACACGATTTTGTTTGCTTTGCAGCAGACGCATAAACCCTATTGACAAGCTAAACCAATATGTTACAATTACTGTAACACCAAAGTCACGTACCCGTGACTTTTTTACATATTAAGGTAGACAATGAGTAACGATTTAAAATGGATGATATCATCCGACCAGCAATTCCCATATCAAGATGACAAGATGATTGCCCTTTGGTTTAAGGTAATGAAGTGGTTTAAGCCAGACGTTGTTGACTACCTTGGTGATACAGACGATCAAGCCTGCTATAGCAAGTATACAGAAGGAAGATCAGCAGAGTTTTTAAACCTTCACAAGACTGATAGTAGAGATCTTATTGTTCCAATGATGCGACATGAGGCAAAGGGCGCAAGAGATTTTTATACAAAGACACGAGAGATGTTGCCAGAAGCGCAACTGTTTTCAGCACTAGGAAACCACGATGTTAGAATTTTTAATTATGTAGATGCAAAGCTTCCTGACTATATTAATGAGGTAACTCCAGAAGCACTTTGGGGATTAGACTCTTTGGGTTATGAATATATTCACTATAACGAATTGCCTAAGCGCCGCTTCGGAGATATCCACGTACACCATGGACTCTCAATTGCAGCAACTGGTTCTGTTCGCAAGGACATGGAAGACCTACAGGTATCTTTAATTAGAGGTCACTCTCACAGAATTGCATCTCACCTAGTTACTTATGAATTACGAAACGGCGGAGAAGGAGAAACACTTCGAGGCTACGAGCTTGGGCATATGTGTGACGAAAAGGGTCCAGGAATGAAGTACATGCAACACCACGACTGGCAAAAGGGATTTGCTATCGCTCACATTGTCAATGATTATCCGCATATACAGATGATCCACGTAGCGCCTGATTATTCATGCGTTGTTGACGGGAAGTTGTTTACACTATAATGTGGTGCGGAAAATGTGGTGGTAGAGTTTTTGTAGACAGAGTATTCTCACAAAAGCTACACGTAGAGTTGTTCTGCATTCTATGCGGGAAAAGAAATATGATTAATAAAGAGACGAGTGCTTTCGGGAAATGGTTAGAAAAAAGAGAAACAGCAAACTCAAAAAACTACGGTATTTCTTCTTAAACGATAAAGTACATAAGGTTTTGAGGTCATCTAGATCTAAAGATGAATTAGTTGCTTGGTGCTACCCTGATCATAAAAGAGTTATGTACTCTTACTCTCAAGTTGAAAAGCATATGGAAAATGCTTACAGCATGAAAGATGTCTCTGGGCTTTTAAATAAGCACACAGTAACTCTTCACGATTATATTTTAGAGGGAAAGATTAAGGCTCCTTCAAAGATATATCCGATAGGAGATCCAGAAAATAAAAACTGGTCTAAGTATATGTTTAGTCAGAAGGATGTATTGCAGGTGCACGAGTTTATATTAGACTCAGGGCATTCTAAAAATGTTCCTTCAAGGGCTGAATTGCTAGGTCTTTTCAAACACAACATTATATTGTATACTAAGACTGACTCGGGATTCGTACCAGTATGGAAGGCGGAGTAATGAACAGAAGTATTACTTGCCCTACGTGTGGAAAAGAATGGGAATTGCGATGGGGCATATTCGCCCATGATAGTTTATCTAGGCATATGAAGGAGCACAAGTGACAACTAGAGTTAAGGTGGACCTCTCGTTCACACGCAATTTAGGCAATTACGAAAGCATCAAGATAGGTGTTGGCGTTGAAGATGATCTCCGCTCTGGAGAAAGTGTTGATGCGGCAACAGAAAGAGTTTATAAGTTTGTTGAAAACAAGCTTATTCAAAAGACTCGTGAGGTAGAAGAAGAGCTCAAGAGTGGCAAATGAGAAACAGCCATATATTCTTATAAGCCTTTACCTTTCCCTATATAAAGAAAGATACAACAAGGTTGTAACAATAAACAAGTTTCGTGAGAAGTGGGCTATGCAAGATGTCATTGATAGTGTAGGATATGACCGTGCAGTTGAGTTGTTAAAGTATTACTTTAAAACATCGAAGTCTGGTCATCCGCTAAACTTTTTTTACAACAACTTTGACAGGATAGACAGCCTAGAAAAAGAGATTAAGAAGGATAGGGCAGTACGCAGTATCCTTTTAGAAGAAACAAAAAAGATGGTAGAGGGCGAAGAGTGAATACAGAAGCAACCTTAATCTCTGCGGTGTGTAAGAATAAAGACATTAGTACACTACTTGCAGATAACGTTGATGAGCTATTTACATCACATAGAGACATATGGGAAAGCCTAAAGTCATACTACTATAAGTTTAAGGCAGTGCCAGAAGCAGGCGTTCTTATGGAACGTCATAAAGACTTTGAGCCAGTAGAATCTAAGGCGGAGACTGGATATTACCTAGACATATTAAAGAATGAGTTTATTTCAAACAAACTAAAAACTATTATCTTGCGTGGAGGATCTGCACTCAAAGAAGATGCAGCATCTAGAGTTCTTGCACAAATGCAAAGTGACCTTGCTGGCCTAAGCAGATACACAAACAATGTAAGAGACTTAGATATTATTGATGTTGAAAGTGCTGCACGACACTATGAGGCAGTTAAAGAGCGTTCATCTGTAATGGGCGGAGCCCCAGGAATCCTTACAGGATTTGAAGCCATAGATAAAGCATACCCAACAGGTATGGCACCAGGACATTTGATTGTAGCAATTGGTTGGCCAGGAAAAGGAAAGACATGGTTTACTGCCTACCTAGCATGCAAAGCTTGGGAGCAAGGCTTTAAACCAATGATTGTATCCCTTGAAATGTCTCCAGAGAATATGCGTGACCGTATCTTTACAATGCTTGGCTCGGGTATCTTCCGTGCAAGTGATTTGTCAAAGGGTGATATTAACATTGATGATTTCCGTAACTGGGGAAACAAAAAGTTTGAGGGTAAGAATAGTTTTGTTCTTATCTCTAATGAGGGTGCATCAGAAGTTACTCCTGCAACAATTCAAGGAAAGATAGATCAGCATAAGCCAGACTTAGTTATCTTAGATTACCACCAGCTATTTAATGACAACAAGCGCTCTAACTCTGAAGTAGAAAGAAATAGAAACGTTTCTCGTGAGTTTAAGATGCTTGCAGTTTCTAACAACATTCCTATTATTGATATCACCGCTGCAACAGCAGACGATATCTCTGATCAAGATAATCCGCCAATGATGAGCCAAGTGGCTTGGTCAAAGGCAATTGAGTATGATGCTGATATGGCCTTAGCCGTTCACAGATACCCACAAACTAATATGATTGAGATTGTCTCTCGCAAGAATAGACATGGTCACGATTTTAATTTCTATCTAGACTGGGATATCAACCGTGGTATCGTCAAGGAAATTTACGAGAATCCATTCCAAAAAGATGAACCACAAACAGATAAAAAGATTTCAAGTAAGGGTTGAGTTTGCTGACGACTCTGGTATACCTAGATTAAAATACCAGTACGAAAGCATGCTTACTCACGATATGAGAAGCAAAGGTTATGTCAGAGTGCTTGACATAGACACTAGTTTTTCGATAGAATTTGACGGACAAACGTGGGTGTTCTTAATGACACTCTACGGGGTATATGTAGGAAAGAAGAAGGCATGGCTATCAGAGGGTATAACGCAAGGAAAATTGATTCCACGCAATATGCGCCCAACCATATCAAGTCAGTAATAAAAGCTTTAGGCTTAGATGTAGTTGCGGAACCAGGCAATGAGGTTATGTTCTACTGCCCTTTTCATTCTAATAGACACACTGCAAGCTGTTGCATAAACAAATCATCAGGTGCATGGTTATGCTTTAACCCATCATGTGGAGAGTCTGGAACATTAACTGAGTTAGTTAGACGTGTGCTACACAAGAATGACTTTGAAGCAATTAGATTTATTGCAACACAAGAGCAAGCCGCTCTTAATAATTTTGATGAGATTATGGCAAATATGTTTGAAGAGAAGCCAGACTTCGAAGAATTTTCCCAAGAGACTTTAGATAGACTTCATACAGATCTTCTAGCAAGCCAAAGCGCAAAAGACTATCTTAAATCAAGAAGTATTAATGAGGATTCTATGAACCATTTTGGATTAGGATATTCTACTTCAATGAATATGGTTATTACTCCTGTGCATAGTCCAGACGGAACACCAATAGGTTTAGTGGGAAGATCAATCGAGGGCAAGTCATTTAAAAATAGCACCAACCTGCCTAAGAGCAAAACATTATTTAACGTTCATCGTGCAAAGAAAATTGGTGAGAATGTTATTGTGGTTGAATCCAACTTTGATGCAATTAGAATACATCAAGCTGGGTTTCCAAATGTAGTAGCCGTCCTTGGCGGTATATTGTCCACAGAACAGCAAAAGCTTTTAAATAGATATTTTAATAAAATAACTGTAATGACAGACGCAGATTTGGCTGGCAGAGAGCTAGGCTTGAGCATAGCCAATAGATTAAAAAATAAAGACCTCTTGTGGGCTTCCCATGAATATGGTAAGATATATCCACATGATGCAAAAGATGCTGGTGATATGACTGACGAAGAAATTAAAAGCTGTATTAAAAATGCAGTGTCAGACATAGAATACAGATCTTGGACCCCATAATAAAAACAAACTAAAGATGGATATACACCATCAACTATATGAAATGAGGAAACGTGGGAATAGTAAGAGGGTTGAAAGACCTTAACAAAGTAATGGACAAGCCACAGTCTTCAGGTGGAGACGGTACAAAGGCTCGTTGGGTTAAGTTAGAGGATGCAGAAAGCGTTAAAGTTCGTTTTCTTCAAGAACTTGATCCAGACTCACCTACCTACAATGAAAAACTAGGTCTTGGATTTATTGCAGTAGAACACACAAATCCAAAAGACTATCGCCGTAAGGCCCTATGCACAATGGAAGACCAAGGTAAGTGCTACGGTTGCGAACAACACCGCAAGGATTACAAGGCAGGATGGAAGGGTCGTTCACGACTTTACATTAATGTTCTTGTAGATGATGGCAAGGAAGATCCTTATGTAGGAATCTTGTCTCAGGGTTCGAGTGGTAAGACAATCACACCAACACTTATTGAGTATGCTGGAGAGATGGGAAGCATTACTAACCTAATGTGGCGCATCAAGCGTACTGGTACAAAGACAGACACAAGTTACACAATTATCCCGCTTGCAAAAGATGAAACACCATTTGATGGTTCATCACTTGAGCTTTATCAGCTTGAGGATACAGCAGTGCGTGACATGCCATACACAGAGCAAGAAGCATTTTTTGCTGGTGAAAATAATAGTGGCGAAGAGTCTACCTCATCAAGTAGCGTAGACTGGTAATAGGTTAAGAGGCGGAGAGTTAAATGAAATTTACACATCTACATGTGCATTCCTACTATTCTTTAATGGATGGACTTAACTCTCCCCTCGAACTTGTTCAAGCAGCAAAAGCGGCGGGACAAACAGCAATAGCAATTACAGATCATGGAACATTATCATCACACCGTGAAATGCAAATTGCGTGTAAAGAAGAAGGCATCAAGCCAATCCTTGGAGTAGAAGCCTACATATCTCCAACAGATAGATTCGACAAGGCTTCAAAGACAGACAAATCTATTCAAGCGTATAACCATATCATCCTGTTAGCAAAGAATAAAAAGGGATTAGAGAATATCAATACTCTCCAAGAGCTTGCTTGGAACGAAGGCTTTTATCATAAGCCTAGAATTGATAGAGAAGTATTAGATCTATATAGCGAAGGCATCATTGTTCTGAGTGGATGTCTTAATGGATTAATTAGTAAGGCTATTGATAGAGGCAGTCTAGATGAGGCCAGAACTTTACTTGAAGGATTTAAGAAGACATTTGGCCCAGACTTTTATATTGAGGTTCAATCCCATAACCCTGAACCAATTAACTCTGCCCTATTAGAATTAGCGGATGAACTTAAAATTAAGGCGGTGGCAACAGGAGATGCTCACTTTGCTAAAGAAGAAGATAGGGTCCTAGAAGAGGCAATGCTCATATTGTCGACATCTCCTAAGATGGATAAAGATGCTGATTTTGAAATGTCTAGACAGATTAAAGATATTAATGAAAGACTAAATTACCTATATCCAGACCGTAGAATATCCTTTCAAGACTACAATCTATTCATTCAATCAAGAGATGAAATTGAGGCTGATTTCAATAAGGCTGGAATTACTCGTACAGATATATATGAGAATACTATGGAGATTGCAGATAAAGTTCAGGAATACGATTTTAACAGGGGTTTAGACCTGCTCCCTGTACCCAAGACCGATGCCGACCAGAAGTTGGCTCAGATGGCCTCTGAGGGCCTTAAAAGGCTAGGTATGTCAGACTCTCAAGTCTACATTGACAGGCTTAATGAAGAGCTATCTGTAATTAAAGATAAGTCATTTGCATCATACTTCCTAGTTGTAGCAGATATGATTAACTGGGCAAAGGGTAATGATATTAAGGTAGGTCCAGGTCGTGGATCCGCTGCAGGCTCATTGGTCTGCTATGCGCTTGGTATTACAGATGTAGACCCAATTAAATATGACCTTCTGTTCTTCCGTTTTATTAACCCAGAACGTAATGACTTCCCTGATATTGATACAGACTTTGAAGACCGTCGTCGTAAAGAAGTTAAAGATTATTTAAAGAAGAAGTTTAAGCACGTTGCATCTATTTCAACATATACTTATTTTAAGGATAAGGGTGTAATCAGAGATGCTGCTCGTGTATTTATGGTTCCTCTTTCAGATGTTAACCGTGCAATGAAGTCTATTGATACCTTCGAAGACTTTGTTGATTCACCAAACACTAAAGAGTTTAGAACTAAGTATCCTGAAGTCCTATGGCTTGCAGATAGACTGCGTGGAAGAATTAGATCTGTAGGCGTACACGCTGCAGGTGTTGTAGTTGCAAAAGATGATTTGAGAAAGTATGCTCCTGTTGAATCAAGAGCTGATGCAAGTGATTTAGTATCAGGTAGAATTCCTGTCGTTGCATACGATATGGATACGGTTGCGGATATAGGTCTTATCAAACTAGATGCACTAGGACTTAAGACCTTGTCTGTAATTTCAGATACCCTTGCTTCAATTAAAAAGCGTTCAGGTAAAGACATTAATCTTTCCGAGTTAACACTTGACGATCCAGATGTTTATAAGGTTCTAAGTGAAGGCTATACAAAGGGAGTGTTCCAAGCAGAAGCAACCCCATATACTAATTTGCTAATCAAGATGGGCGTAGATAAATTTGAAGATCTTGCTGCTTCTAATGCGTTGGTTCGTCCAGGTGCTATGAATACAGTAGGTGCTTCCTATATTAAACGTAAGCACGGAGATGAAGCGGTCCAGTTTATTCATCCAATTATGAAGCCTTTTACCGAGAATACATATGGTGTTATTATATATCAGGAGCAGGTTATGCAGGCATGCGTACACCTGGGCGGTATGACTTGGTCAGAGGCTGATAAGGTCCGCAAGATTATTGGAAAGAAGAAAGATGCAAAAGAGTTCGACCAATTCAAAGATAGGTTTATTGCTGGGGCTTCAAAACACATTTCTAAGAAGCAAGCCGAAACGCTCTGGCATACTTTCGAGGCTCATGCTGGGTATTCTTTTAACCGTTCCCATGCTGTTGCTTACTCTATGCTTTCTTATTATACTGCTTGGCTCAAGACTTATTATCCTTTGGAATTTATGTTCTCGATTCTTAAAAACGAAAATGACAAAGATGCGAGAACGGAATATTTAATTGAAGCAAAGCGACTAAAGCTTAGCATTAAACTTCCGCACATTAATGAATCAGATGTATTCTTTTCTTTAAAGGAAGACTCGATTCGATTTGGTCTTGGAGAAGTAAAGTTTATTTCAGATAGCATTGCTAACAAGATCATTGATCAGAGACCCTTTAATTCTTATTCAGAGTTTATCGATAAAGCTTCCAAGAAAGGTAGCGGAATTAATAGTCGTGCCATCTCTGCTTTAAATGCAATCGGAGCGGCGGCATTCCCAGATAACCCTAGAAGCGGAAATGAAAAAGATAGTTACTACGAGTATCTAGGCATACCTACATTCAACCTAGAGGGAATTCCACCACGTATTAAGTCACAAGCAAGACCGATTGAAGAGTTCGAGGACTTAGGTTCATTCGTTATGTTTGGCATGGTTAAATCAATCAAGCGTGGTAATGGATGGGCACGTATTGAGTTGGTAGATGAAACAGGATCGATTGGCCTATTCCATACAGAGCAAACTCAAATCGAGACTGGCCAAATGTATTTTATTCTTGTAGGAGATAATAGAATTGCACGTTATGTAAAGGTTAGCGAGATTGACCCAACAGGGTCCAACTCATTTGTAGACTATCTATATAAGAAGCAGTATGACCTTGACGAAGACGAGTATATTGTAGTAGACTTTACTCCATACGTAACAAAGGCTGGCAAGACAATGAGCCATATAATTCTTTCAAATGCACAAAAAGAATTGACTAGAGTAATTGCTTTCCCAACAATGTATAAGATGTCTCTTGCTAAGATGCGAGAAGGCATGAAGTGTAATGTTGTTCTATCGACTTTGGATGATGGAACCTTAATGGTAAAGGAAATAAAATGACAGAAGATGTTGATGGTTTAATTACTTCAATTAGTATGAATCAAGTTCTAGTTGCACTACTTGAAGAACATGGAAAGCTAACGGTTCCGACCCTTAGATTCTTGGATGTCAATGTGAGTAATAAGGATTTAGTTATAGATTATGACGAGGAAGGCCCGTCATTTACTTTCAGTTTAAGGGAGAAAAATGGAGTCGAATCAGATTCTGACTGAGTATGGTCTAGACGCTTTGTCTGCCATTCTTCATGAAACCGCAAGAGAAAAAGGATTTTGGGATGGAGAATATAACCATGACAAGATCGGTAATAAGTTAGCCCTAGTACATTCGGAAGTAACTGAAGTGTTGGAGGCTATTAGAAAGTCAAAAGGAAGCGAAAGCATTGTAGAAGAAATGGTCGATGTAATAATTAGACTACTTGATATTTATGCTGCAATGAGAAATGAAGAACAGGTATTACATAGCCTAGATGAAATTCTAGAAAAGAAAATGAATATAAATAAGGAACGCCAAAGGCTTCACGGAAATTTATTTTAATGCTATACTATAGGAAAGAAAGAGTTTAAATGACAATAGAAATAGACAGCATTTTAGCTAAGCTAGATCCAAAAACAAGAGCACGAGTTCAGTCTGCACAGGATGTCCAAGTTGAAAAGCAACTTACTCCTAGTATCGGATTAAACTTTGCGTTGCGTGGAGGGCTAGGCTACGGAAGACAAGTACTCGTATGGGGTAATAAGTCTGCTGGTAAATCTTCTTTCTGCCTACAGATGATTGCTCTTGCACAAAAAGAAGGCAAGACATGCGCTTGGATTGATGCAGAAGCTTCCTACGACCAATCTTGGGCAGAGCAACTTGGAGTAGATTCCTCTTCCCTTATTTACTCACCAGCAAAAACTGTTAATGATATGGTTGATGTTGCTACCAAGTTAATGGACGCAGGAGTTGATATGATTGTAGTAGATTCAATCTCAGCCTTGCTTCCTGCTATCTATTTTGAAAAAGACGGAAACGAAATGAAGGATTTGCAAGATACTAAGCAAATCGGCGCTGAAGCAAAGGATATGACCCACGCAGTCAAGATGTTAAACTATGCAAACAAAAACACACTACTTGTTCTCATCTCACAACAACGAAATCAATTTGGATCTATGCATGCTAGTCACATCCCCACAGGTGGCATGGCAGTCAAGTTCTTCTCTTCCACAGTCATTAAACTCTGGTCGTCTGAAGCTGAGGCGAATGCTATTAAGGCTGGGGTTAAAGTTGGCGACAAGATCATTGAACAAAGGGTTGGACGACCAGTTAACTGGATTGTTGATTACAACAAACTCGGCCCCCCAAATCTATCGGGACAATACGACTTCTACTATCAAGGGAACGTTCTTGGTGTAGACAGTGTTGGAGAAACTTTAGATGTTGCTGAAATGTGCGGCATAGTAGAAAAGGGTGGAGCATGGTATACAGTAAATGGAGAACGTTTTCAAGGACGTGCAAAGGCTGTAGCGTATTTAAAGGAAAATCCAGATGTTGTAGACAAATTAATAGGCGAGATAAATGCCAAACATTAATGAGTTTCTTAATCAACCAGAGCGTATCTTTTCTCCAGAGCTTGAGAAAATAGGCGGAACAAAGCCTTGCAACAAGTGTGAAAAAGATTCTACAGAATATTTTTGGGATGCATCTACTTTGACCATATCGTGGGAATGCCCAGATGGACATAAGAATTCTTATGTGGTCGGATAATGTCAGAAAGATCAGAAGTAAAACGTGACGGGGCTAAAGCTCAGAAGAATAGCGGAAGAGGGGATTACCAGAAAGGTGATGCTCAATGGAAACAGTTTCTTGTTGATTACAAAGAAGCAGGAACATCTTTTACTTTAAATAAAGATAACTGGGCAAAGATTTGTACAGACACCTTTAAGGTAAATAGAGATATGCATCCAGCATTAAAGATTATTATCGGGGCAGAGTCTAAGGTTAGACTAGGCATTATTGAGTGGTCAGTTCTTGAAGAGCTGATTCAGTTTTATGAGGAGAACCATGATTAAAGAAGTATTTCTAACAACACTTACAGGCGCAGGAGTAGGCATTGTTTTTGCTTTGTTTAAGTTGCCAGTACCAGCGCCACCAGTATTTGCTGGACTCATGGGAATTTTTGGATTATGGCTGGGATATGGTTTAGTTGGAAGGTTTGCATAATGGAATTGTTTTTGATTTGCGGTATTGCAATAGGGTTTTTGATCGGATACCCGTTGGGTTTATTTATAGACAAACTAGATAAGGATATTAAAAATGACGCAAGATAAAAATACTCTTGAGCTAATCAGCGACATAACAGAGTTCAATGACCTTCATGAGTTTATGAAAGATGAGCACCTGGATAAGGCTTTGGCCA